TTTGCGAGAATCTTGCTACATGGGGAGACATCATCCGTAGAACATTCAAGGATGGTGGTATTGATGAAGTCATCTCTACACGTAGACTTGTACATGTTATTCGTGCATTCGCTATTTGGCAAGATCGCATGAAAGCAATCAAGGTATGTGTCAATCGTTTTGATGACGAGACAAAGCAATCATTCTTAGAATTATATGATAAGATTGATGCAGATGTAAATACGGAGGAATCTAATGCTCAGTAAAGGAGATTGTAGATTCATTGGCAGTATCGTATCCCTTGAGGATGGTACTGCCAGAGTCCAAAAAGTCCATGAAGATAAAATTATTGTAATGAGACTTGACGGAACTCCTAAAGAGTGCTATTATGATGATATTCAATATGTATGGACACCGTGAAATACAACGAAGATGAACTCCTTAAAGAGGTTTCGGAATACATCTCTAACACTTATAAAGGTCATTACTCTGCTGGTAACGTGCAGACTCTTGACCTAATAGATGCATGTGGTGACGCTGAAGCATTCTGTAGAAGTAATGTTCTTAAGTATGCATCACGTTACGATAGAAAAGGATCAGCACGAAAAGATATCATTAAGATTATTCACTATGGTATCTTGCTCCTTCATTTCAGCGATAAGCAAGAAAAAGCAAATCGTTCAAAAGCAGAAACACCATCTGCATTCTCAGTTGATTATGACAAGTAAATGACAGTAACATTATCAAGAACAACATTAGATGTCCTTAAGAATTATGCAACTATTAATTCTTCAATTGTGTTTAGGAAAGGTAACACATTAAGGACAATCTCAAACGCAGAGAATATTCTCTCTCAATTTACTAGTGAAGAAATCTTTCCTACCGACTTTGCAATTTATGATCTTAGTCAGTTTCTTTCTGGTATCACTTTGTTTGACAATCCCAGACTAGACTTCACCTCTGACGACTATGTTCGTATTGGTAGTTCTGGTAGGTCTGTCAAGTACTATTTTTCTGACCCTGAGATTACCCTTAAGTCAGCACCAGAAAAGAATGTAAACTTTCCAGGTGCAGATATACAATTCAATCTTACCGCAGATGATCTAATTGCATTGCAGAAAGCATCTGCTGTGTATAGTCTTCCTGATATGTCATTTCAATCCAAGAATGGAAAGATAAGACTATTATTATCTGACAAAGAAAATGATACCAGTAACACATACAAACAAGATATTGTTGGTGAATGTACTGGTGATTATTCTTTAGACCTTAAGATTGAAAACATTAGAATTTTACCAGGTGATTATAATGTTAAGGTATCTAAGAATCTTATTTCAGAGTGGAATAATACTACATTAGATTTAACTTATTACATTGCCTTAGAACCATGACCCATCATACAAGAGTTGTTCAGATATCTTTTACTCCAAAGGAGCAAGACCTTCTGCAAATTCTTGATGAGTTGGTAAAGTATGATCTTGCTCCTAATAGATCAGCATGGTTTAAGAATCAAATTCGTATGAGATATTACGATCTACGTGAAAAGGGTATTATAGTACAAAGTGATGAAGAATGATTTTTTATGGGTAGAACGATATCGTCCTACCACTGTTGAAGATTGTATTTTACCTGATAGTATCAAGAATGTATTCAAAGGTTTTGTTTCTCAGAAAGAGATTCCAAACCTTTTGCTATCTGGATCTGCTGGTGTAGGTAAAACTACAATCGCTAAAGCTTTATGTGATGAGATAGGTGCATCTTACATCATGATCAATGGATCTGATGAGGGTAGATTTCTTGATACTGTCAGAAACAGGATCAGGACATTTGCATCAACTGTCTCATTGACCTCTGGAGCGTCCCACAAGGTCGTTATTATAGATGAAGCAGACAACACAACCAATGACGTACAACTCTCTTTGAGGAGTGCTGTGGAAGAGTTTCATAGTAACTGTAGGTTTATATTTACTTGTAACTTCATTAATAAAATTATTGAACCACTGCATTCTAGATGCACTGTGGTTGACTTTCGTGTTAAAAACGGTCAATCTGTACAGTTACAAGGTAAATTTTTTGATAGGTTAAGAGGAATACTTAAAGATGAGAAAGTTACGTTTGAAGACAAAGTTTTGGCTAAACTTATTAAGCGGTATTATCCTGATTGGCGTAGGCTTATCAATGAGTGTCAACGCTATGCTGCTAATGGAACCATTGACTCTGCTATTCTCGTTGATGTTGCTGATGTTAATCTTGATACTCTTCTTTCGGCACTAGCAAAGAAAGAATTTACTACAGTTAAATCTTGGGTAGTACAGCACATGGATAACGATCCAAGTAGTGTGATGAGAAAGATATATGATAGTTTGTATGGTGTATTAAAACCATCTTCTATACCAGAAGCAGTTCTTATCATGGCAAAGTATATGAGAGACATAACACTTGTGCCTGATCAAGAAATAAATTTGTTAGCATGTCTAACAGAAATCATGATGAGTTGCGAATTTCGGTAAAGTGTGCTAAATTATAGTAACGATACTGAGGTGGACAATGGAATTAAAAAGACCAAATCCTTACAATGCCAAGAACATTAAAGAGTCTAAAGACACCGCTAAGATATCCAGGAGGGAAGAGCAAAGCAGTACCAAAGCTGTTGCAATACCTCCCAAACCTTTTCCAGGTAAAAGAGTTTCGTGAACCATTTCTAGGTGGTGGTTCTGTAGCACTAGAAATTACAAAAAGGTATCCTCATATTGATATATGGGTCAATGATTTGTATGAACCTTTATATAATTTCTGGTGCGAACTACAACATAACGGACAAGAACTTCAAGATACTCTTCTGGGAATCAAAAGTATCTACTGCAATCCAGATGCAGCAAGATGCTTGTTTATAACATCCAAGGAGCAAATAAATGACAGTGATCTCTCAAACTTTGATCGTGCTGTGGCTTTTTATATTGTCAATAAGTGTAGTTTCAGTGGACTTACGGAGTCGTCATCATTCTCTGCACAAGCATCAGAATCCAATTTCTCAACGAATGGAATTGAAAGACTTACAGAGTATTCAGAAATCATTGAGCGATGGAAGATAACTAATCTTTCATATGAAAGTATGTTATGTGATGATAAGAACACATTTATATACTTAGACCCACCATATGATATCAAAGATAACCTATATGGTAAGAAAGGTGAAATGCATAAAAGATTTGATCACGACAAGTTTGCTCATGATTGTGATCAACATACCTGTCCCATGCTGATATCTTACAACTCTGATCAAATTATCAGAGATCGTTTTTATGAGTGGACAGTTGGAGAATTTGCACACACTTACACCATGCGGTCTGTGGGATGCTATAATATAGATCAAGCAACAAGAAAAGAATTAGTACTTACAAACTATGAAATGCGAAGTTAGACTTTACGTAGCAGGTACAGTGTTTACAGAAACTGTACAAGCACGTGATTACCAAGAAGCAAGACAAGTAGCACTTGCTAGAAATCCAAATGCTAGAGTAATGGGTGTTAATGCATCTTTTAAATAGATTCTGGAACATCTGGAAGTATGCATTGGGTTCATTCTCTGATGAGAAAACGAAAGAGTATGATAATTATGTGGTCATTGTACGATCTATTATCTTTGTTAGTTATCTCGTCACTAATTGTTTTATTATTAGCGGAGTAATTCGCCATTGGAATAATGTACCAACTGAAAGATTACCTATACAGCATCAATCAATCCAAGAAGAACATCTTAGACGATGATCCAAGTGCTGTTAAAAAGTATCCTCCATACGTAGTAAATAGATGTCTGTCATCTTTTACTGACACTGTGTTGTATGCTAATGAAATGAATAAGAACTCGCATCTACCTAACAAGATGCAATATGACTTTTTTCTAAATAGTGTTAAACCAAGGAAAAGATTTTCTCCTTGGGCTAGGAAAGATTCTATTGATTATCTTGATGTAGTTAAAGAGTATTATGGTTATAATGATGACAAAGCTCTCCAAGCACTCAGGATTCTCACCAAGAATCAACTAGATAAAATATCATATCTATTGAGAAAAGGTGGTAACAATGGCAAGCGAGATTGAGGTTTCTTGGAAACAATCAGACATGGTTGAGGTTACATTAGGTGAACCTGATGATTTCCTTAAAGTAAGAGAAACATTGACTAGAATAGGTGTTGCTTCTAGAAAAGAAAAAAAGATATATCAATCATGTCATATACTCCATAAACAAGGCAAGTATTATATCGTACACTTCAAAGAATTATTTGCTTTAGATGGTAAACATACTAATTTTTCTAGTAACGATCTTCAAAGAAGAAATAGAATAGCAAAATTGTTATCTGATTGGGGATTGATTAGTATTGCTAATGAGAGTCAAGTAGAAGATCTTGCTCCATTGAATCAGATCAAAGTATTAAGTTTCAAGGATAAAAATAATTGGACGTTAGAATCTAAGTATAATATTGGTCGTAAAAAGCAGGAAACCGAATAACTTTTTTCGGTTTATACCATAGTCATACCAAAGGGTTTGTAGTTAAATAATAGTGTGATGCCGATAGGGTCACATAAACTACACGTCGCTTTTAGGAGGACACAAAAATGGTCACATTTGACTGGGAAACCTATACCCCTTACATGTTAGGATTTGAAAATGACATCAAAAGACTCACAAGATTACAAGCTTTATCAGCAGGTGGAACAAATTACCCACCTTACAACATTGCTACAGGATCTAATAACAGAACCATTCTGGAAGTCGCTCTTGCTGGATTTTCAAGAAAAGATATTGAAGTCTCAACGGAAGAAAGAGTTTTAACAGTATCAGCATCACCAGATACAGAGGTAGATAAAGTATATTCTCATAAAGGAATCGCTACTAGATCTTTTAGTAAGAACTGGCAACTAGGTGAAGATGTTGAAGTTGAGTCTGTAGATTATAAAGATGGATTACTTACAGTGGTACTAGAAAAATTTGTACCAGAAGAGAAACAGAAAAAGATTTGGTTCTCAGGAAAAAAGGGATCTTTGAAAGGATCTAAATAAAATATCAGGGGGTGCTTGACACCCCTCTTTTTATTTGCTATACTATAAAAAAGGTTTGTTAAATTATGACAGAAACACCTACACAAATTGAACATAATATTCGTGTTATTCATTTAATTACAGGTGAACATATTATATGTAATTTTGGACAGATAAGAGAAGATGATAAGTTTGTTGCATATCAACTTCTATATCCTTTATCATTGTCTTTAAGCGAAGGAGAAGAAGGACAATTCAATGTAACTTATCGTAGATGGAATCCTTATACTCCATTTGAAGATCATAGAATTAATCCTACTTCAGTTATTGCAGCAATGCCACCTGCTGATGACATTTTAAAAAATTATGTTGGAAAACTAGCAGAAGCACAAATTGATTTGTCTTTCTTGCCAAACAAAGGAAAAGATATTTTAGGAATTACAGATGGAGAACAAGAACCTACAGGTGCTACTACTGAAGGACCAGTGGCTACTAGCACAAGTGGAGGAAATTGACGGAGCACAGTTTGGTGATCCTGATTGTATTCTAGTTAATCCTATGTTAATAGAGGGTGATAATCTTAAAGATTGGTTACCCTTTGCTGATAGTAAGGAGACAGTTGTAAGATCTTCTGATATAATAACTTTTGTAGAACCTAGTAGAGACATACTTTCTAGTTATTACAGCAATAAAACGATTGAACCCGAAGTCCTTAACGAATGAAGTTCTATACTAATGTTGAACAGGCAGGTAACCGCCTTTTAGTACGTGGGTACGAGGGCGGTTCTCCTTTTTCCTATAGGGTTCCTTATAACCCTACACTTTATGTTGCTAGTAAGAATTATTCTGATTGGAAAACTCTTGAAGGTGATTGTGTTGAACCCCTAAAATTAGGATCAATCAATGATGCTAAAGAGTTTGTTAAGAAATACAGAGAGGTTGATGACTTTGATATCTATGGTAACACTCGGTATCTTTATCAGTATATTGTAGAAGAACATCCAGAAGATGAGATTCGTTATGATACTTCAAAGATTCGTATCTTTAACATTGATATTGAAACTGCTGCTGAGAATGGGTTTCCCGATATAGAATCAGCAGACCAAGAGATCCTAGCGATCAGTATTAAAGACTCTTATACTGGTCGTATTGTTGTCTTTGGTGCTAGACCATTTGATAATAAAGATTCTGAAGTAGATTATATGCACTTCAGAACAGAAGAGTCTATGTTGAATGCATTCTTGGGGTATTGGAATGAAAATTATCCTGACGTTGTTACGGGTTGGAACGTACAGTTGTTTGATATTCCCTATATCGCTCGGCGTATTACTAGGGTTCTTGGTGAGAAGTCTGCTAAATCTCTTAGCCCGTGGAAGCTTATCTCTTCTAGAGAAATTTACATTAAAGGAAGAAAACAGATCGCTTATGATCTTCCAGGCATTTCTACGTTGGATTATCTTGAATTATACAGAAAATTCACTTATACGAACCAAGAAAGTTATCGCTTGGATCACATCTGTATGGTTGAACTTGGAGAAAGGAAGTTAGATCACTCTGAGTATGATACATTCAGAGAGTTCTATGAAAAAAACTGGCAAAAATTTATTGAGTACAATATTCATGACGTTAGATTGGTAGACAAACTTGATGACAAGATGAAACTACTTGATCTAGCATTTACTATGGCATATGATGCTAAAGTAAACTATGAGGATGTATTTTCACAGGTAAGAATGTGGGACAACTACATCTATTGTGAATTAAACAAACGTAAGATTGCTATTCCTCCTAAAAGGGATGCACTAAAAGATGCAAAATATGCAGGTGCTTATGTCAAAGAACCAAAAACAGGACGCTATGATTGGGTGGTTAATTTTGACCTCAATAGTCTGTATCCTCATCTCATTATGCAATATAATATTTCCCCAGAGACGCTCACAGATGACAGACATCCAACAGTTACAGTTGATAAAATACTTCAACAAGAAGTAGAAATAGATGGTGACCTTGCTGTGTGTGCCAATGGAGCACAGTACAGGAGAGATATACAAGGGTTCTTGCCTTTGATGATGCAAAAGATGTATGACTCTAGGGTCATCTTCAAGAAGAAAATGATCAAGGCAAAGCAACAGTATGAAAAAACTCCTACTGTTGAACTGATGAAAGAGATTTCTCGCTGTAATAATATACAGATGGCCAAGAAGATCTCCTTAAATAGTGCCTATGGTGCTATTGGTAATGAACACTTCCGTTATTATCGTCTTGCAAATGCTGAAGCAATTACTTTATCTGGTCAGGTATCAATCCGTTGGATTGAGAACTGTATGAACGAGTACCTAAATAAATTGCTCTCAACAGAAAAGGAGGATTATGTCATTGCATCCGACACTGACTCAATCTATCTTAATCTCGGACCTCTTGTTAGTAAATTTTTTGCTAATAAGTCTAGCGACAAAGCAGCGGTTGTTTCCATACTTGACAAAATCTGCCAAGAAAAATTGGAACCTTTTATTGAACGTTCGTATGAAGAACTTGCGTCGTATGTTTCAGCGTATGACCAAAAAATGAGTATGAAGCGAGAAAACATCGCTGATCGTGGAATATGGACAGCGAAGAAGAGATATATATTAAATGTATGGGACTCAGAAGGAGTCAGGTATAACGAACCCAAGATGAAAATCATGGGATTAGAAACAGCAAGGAGTTCTACTCCTGCATATTTTAGGGACAAGTTGTATGCAGCGTTTCAGATTATTATCAGCAAAGACAATGATGAGCTTATCACTTTCATCAATGGAGTCCGCAGTGAAACAAAAGAGCGACCCTACGATGAAGTCGCCTTCCCCAGAGGAGTCAACAACCTTAGCAAATACAGACATCCAACAAACATTTACACATCAGGAACCCCCATCCATGTCAGGGGAGCACTCCTATACAACTGGTACGTCAAAAAATACGAAGTAGAACACAAACATCCATATATTCAAGAGGGTGAGAAGATCAAGTTTATGTACTTGAAGACACCTAACCCTCTACATGAAAACTGTATCAGTTTCTTTGGTGAACTGCCAAAGGAATTTGGTATAGAGAAATATGTTGATTATCAAACACAATTTGAAAAGAGTTTCTTGGAACCTTTGAAAAATGTGCTACAATGTATTGGGTGGGAACACCAAAAGAGAATAACCCTAGGGAGATTTTTTGAATGACCAAAAAAGTCTTTGTCGTTACTTGGACTAACCACGTTGTTGGACAAGTAAGTTCAGAAGATATTAAATGTTTTGACGAGTATGATACTGCTCGTGCTTTTGCTCAACTGATGAGCAAAGATTATGATTATGTAAATTTCTATGAGGAAGAAGTAAAAAAATGGGATTCTTAGACACAGTAATTAAAGACAGTGGTAATGAGTTTGCTAGTATAGTAAGTGATGGAGTTGCTGCTGGTGATGTAGATCATTACGTTGACACTGGTTCTTATATTTTTAATGCTCTCTGTAGCGGTTCTTTATATGGAGGTATACCTTCTAACAAAGTCACTGCACTGGCAGGAGAGACTAGTACAGGTAAAACATTCTTTGCCTTGAGTGTTGTTCGTAATTTTCTAGAAGCAAATCCTACAGGAGGAGTCATATATTTTGAGACAGAATCTGCTATCTCTAAGGAGATGATTGAGTCTCGTGGTATTGATTCTCAACGTATGGTACTATTCCCAGTATCTACTATAGAAGAATTTAGAACACAAGCTTGTCGTATCGTAGACAAGTATATGAAAGAACCAAAGAGAGAACCAATGATGTTTGTTCTTGACTCTCTTGGTATGTTATCTACAACGAAAGAGATGGAAGATATCTCTAACGATAAACAAGTTAGAGACATGACCAAATCACAATTAATTAAAGGTGCATTTCGTGTATTGACTTTAAAATTAGGTCAGGCAAAGATACCTATGATAGTGACAAATCATACATATGATGTAATTGGATCATATATTCCCACAAAAGAGATGGGTGGTGGAACAGGACTCAAGTATGCAGCATCAACTATAATCTATCTTGGAAAAAAGAAAGAAAAAGAAGGTACAGAACTTGTTGGTAACATAATAAAATGCGAAGCAAAAAAATCTCGTCTAACAAAGGAGGGTAGTAAAATTGAAACTAGATTGTATTTTGATGAACGTGGACTTGACAAGTATTACGGACTATTGGAGTTGGGTGAACAGTATGGGATCTTCAAGCGGAAAGGGAATCGGGTTGTTGTTGGTGAATCTTCCGTTTATCCTTCTGCTATTCTTGCCAATCCTGACAAATACTTCACCGAAGGAGTGATGGAACAACTGGAGGAGGCAGCACGAAAGGAATTTAGTTATGGTGGTTGATACAATTTTATTTGGAGATTGTCGTGAGACTTTAAAAGAGTTTGATGGCAAAGTGAGGATGTGTGTCACATCACCACCATACTATGGTCTGAGGGATTATGGAACTGCTACTTGGGTAGGAGGAGATCCAAATTGCAATCATATGAGAGACTCAAAAGTCAAACCTGAGAATTGTATTACTGGTCATAAGAACCATGGTAAGATGGCAGGAGTTGGAGATGCAATATACAAAACTGTTTGCCCTAAGTGTGGTGCGGTTAGACAAGATAGTCAGATTGGATTGGAAGAGACACCAGAAGAGTATATTGATAACCTAGTATCAGTGTTTAGATCAGTACGTGATGTAATGAAAGATGATGGTACACTATGGGTAAACATAGGAGACACATATTATAATTACAGGTCAGATGGTAACTATCCTAAACAGACAGTATCTAAGACCAATCAAGATTTACCTAATTTCTCTCCTGTACGTGGTAACAAACTGCAAGGATTGAAACAGAAAGACTTGATAGGTATACCATGGATGTTAGCATTCGCATTGCGTGCAGACGGATGGTATCTACGTCAGGATATTATATGGCATAAACCTAACCCCATGCCAGAATCAGTAAAGGACAGGTGCACTAAAGCACATGAATACATTTTTTTATTAAGCAAGAGTAGAAAGTACAAGTATGACAATGAAGCAATTAAAGAGCCAGTCAAGCAAGACTGGGGGACAAGAGACCGCACGAACGGTAAGTACCATAATCCTGGTACTGGCTTGGCTCCTCATAGTGGTTTATCCAAGTCTTATGACAGGAAGAATAAACGATCTGTTTGGACAGTAACCAACAAACCATATAAGGGAGCACACTTCGCTGTATTTCCACCAGACCTGATTGAACCATGCATATTAGCAGGTTCAGAAGAGAATGACATAGTTCTCGATCCATTTATGGGATCAGGAACCACAGCAATGCTTGCTAAGAAACACAATCGTAACTATATTGGATGCGAATTGAACGAGGACTATGCCAGTTTACAAACTGACCGAATAGATAGCATACCTAGTCAATTACCTGCTATACTATGGAAGTAATCATCACACCAGAGCATTTAACTATGTCAAAGAGATACGAATCACCATTTTCAAAGAGTGAACTAAGGTATTTCCAGTCACTTATGCAGAATGACACAAAGACAGAAGGTAGAGGTGCTACCTATGCTAAACTAGAGATATTATTAAATGAACGCTAAAGAACTAACAGGAGCAGAGAAACTCCTATTCATTTTCTCATTCATCAACTTTCTACATTGGGGAACTCAGGTATGTCTTGTTATGTTACGTTTGGCGGGTATCGCAATCGCAAGCGGATCACTCGTGCTGCAATCGAGTGGTTCATACAACATCGTAAACTCAATCGCTTCAACACGTTTATCCATGTAATAGATAAGCGGTTGTGGCCAGAGGATGATGGTGCGTGTGTCACTGTAGGTACACAATCACGTCCTAGATACTTTGAAATCGAGATGGAAAATCGTCTAGATAACAAAGAACAATACCTTACTACATTATTTCATGAGTTGATTCACTTCGAGCAACGTATTCGTGGTACTCATCAAGTGAGATATGATGCACGATTATGTCGTAGTATCAATAAGTGGAAGGGACAGGTTGTACCACCAGAAACTGCCTACATGGATGAACCATGGGAGATAGAAGCATACGGTATGGAGCAACAACTTTATACTGCATATAGAGAATATGAAGCAAATCTTAAAGATTGAGACGTTTTACGTTAAACCACCAGTAAATACAGATGAGATACTCGATAGTCTTGATTGGTATCGTCGTGACGATAGACCTGTACAAGCAGATCTAACCGATTGGAATGTATCTCAGTATTTTCCTGACCTATGTGATCAAGTCCATGTCCTCTACCCGAACCACAAAATTCAAGATCTTTGGGTCGCGTCCTATGGACGTGGCGATTATGCAGAAACTCATGACCATTCTGATTTTGATTGGTCTTTTGTGTGGTATCTGGATGCCTGTGTTTCTTGCAATCCGATCAGCTTCCCAAATTTAGAAAAACCATGGTTACCTGATGAGAGAATATATCCTAAGGTAGGTAACTTACATGTGTTTGATGCAAACAGAAAGCATTATGTATGCCCACACACATGTCATAATCATAATCGTGTGGTGGTATCGGGCAATCTTAAGAGAAAACCAGATGAACCAATTATCAACAATCCATTTATATGACACCAGAGCAAAAAGAACTTAGAGCAATAGCAAGATTTTATAAGGACACCAAGTATGGTTTCGCTACCGAGGATGGTTACTATGCAATACCCTCAGGTGGTAAGAAGTTGGCTTTAGTCCATAATGGTGCTATAATAAAGTATTGCAGAAATGAGCAGAGTGCTCGTAATCTGGTTGATAGACTAAGAAAGAAACGTAAGTGAAACCTATTATTAAATATCAAGGCGGTAAGACAAGAGAGTTACCAATAATTAAAAAGTTAGCACCTACAGAGTTTGATAGAATCATTGAACCATTTGCTGGTGGTGCAGCAGTATCATTTGCATATGAGAAACCTGCAATACTATGCGATATCAATGAAGCATTGATCAACTTGTATTGTATGGTTCAACAACCA